AGCTGAATTTGGTAAGAAGGCTGCTATTGCCTTTGCTGCCGCTGGAGCAGCTATTGGGGCATTTGCCGTTAGCGCAGTTAAAGCAGCAGCCGAGGATGAGACCGCTCAAAAGCGTTTAGCTGCAACGATTGAAGCCACTACTGGCGCAACCGCTAAACAGATTGAAGGCGTTGAGCAATATATAAAGCAAACCTCAATTGCTATTGGCGTTGCTGATGATGGCTTGCGTCCAGCCTTTACCCGTCTAGTTAGATCTACTCAGGATGTTGAAGAAGCCCAGAAGCTACTAAATTTAGCACTAGATTTAAGTGCAGCAACGGGCAAGCCATTAGAGACAGTTACTAACGCCCTTGGCAGAGCTTATGATGGCAATACCACCGCGCTTGGCAAATTGGGCTTAGGCATAGATAAAACTGATCTAGCCTCGCAAACCTTTGATCAAACTTTTAATCAACTAACTAGCACCTTTGGTCAATTTGCTGAGAATGAAGCAGAGACGACAACTAAGCAAATGGAGCGCGTCAAGATTGCCCTTGATGAAGCTAAGGAATCTATTGGCGCAGCTTTGCTACCAGTTGTCCAAGAATTGACTGCTTGGATATTAGAAAACTTTATCCCAGCACTTGAGGCATTTATTTCAGGCTTAACTGGAAGCGATGGGTTAAACGAAGGCTTGACTGAATCTCAGAAGGTTGCAGTTGAATGGGGTAAGAAGGTAAGAGGCTTTATCAATACAGTTATTGATCTCAAGGATGAGCTCTTGATAGTCGCTGGAGTATTAGCGACGGTATTCGTAGTAAGCAAGATAGCAGCTGGAGTGCAAGCGACTATTCTTCTAATCCAAGGGCTAGTCGCTGCTTATGTTGCTTTAAGAAATAGCGCGGTAGCCGCTGCTATCGCATCTCGATTTGCTTTGAATCCGTTGGCTGGTCTAGCAACTGGCGCAGCCGTAGTTGGCGCAATTATTGCTGCGACCAAGTTATTTGATAATCAAGCCAATGCAGCAGCAGGAACTGGAAGTAACACAGTCCCATCATCTAGTCTTCCATCAGGCTTTACTGCTGGAACGCCAGTTATTAGCGGTGGCGGTTTAACTGGTGGCGGTTCTATTGCAAGTGGAATTGGCGGTGGCAAGATAATTGCTCCAGTGGTTACAGGCACTATGCCTAGTTTCCCATCAGGGTTGAATCCAACTGGCAAGGCAATCCCATCTGGCTTTGATGTTGCAGCTGCTAGACGCGGAGACGAACGCGGCAATGTTGTAATAAATGTAAATGCGCCATCAGTAATTGATGAAGAAGGATTTAGCCGAGCAGTTGTGTTGGCTCTAAATAACTCTACTAATAGAGGAACTACTGGTGCTGGCGATTTTAGGACTTCGGCGCAAATCCTATGACGCTCTGGACCCCCGATTGGAAAATTTTAGTCAATGGTTCTGAATTAACCTCGGTAACCTTAAGCAACCTAACTATTACCTCTGGCCGTCAAGATATTAATTCCCCAACTCCACCGGGTTATTGTTCGCTTGAGGTAATAAATACTAATGGCACTAATTATGATTTTACCATAAACACCGCAGTAACTATTGAGGTCAAGGATACAACTGGCGCTTATGTGGCTATTTTTGGTGGTCGCGTTTCAGACTTAAGACAATTAGTCCGCAGCGCAGGATCTAGTGCAGTAATTACTAGCTTAAGAATTACAGCGATTGGAGCATTAGCTAGAACGCAAAGAGCGATATTTGATGGCAACCTTGCCCAAGGTTTAGACGGCGCGCAGATTACTGATTTGCTAGATGACCTATTGCTGGCCAGTTGGAATGAATTGCCACCAGCCGAAATTTGGGCAACCTATGAACCTGCTACTGAGATTTGGTCTGATGCTGGCGATATTGGACTTGGCGAGATTGACGCTGGCGAATACACAATGGTTAGCCGCCAAATAACCGATAGCATCATCTATCCAATAATCAATGATATTGCTAGCTCGGCCCTTGGATATATGTATGAGGATGCAAATGGCAATATTAACTACGCGGATGCCAGCCATCGCCAAGATTATTTAATTGCCAACGGCTACACAGACTTAGACGCTTCTCACGCCATCGCTTCTGGCATTGGCATAATCCAGCGTCAAGGCGATTTGAGCAATAAAATAATTATGGACTATGGCAACAATTTTAATAGCTCCTATACGGCTCAAGATTTAAACTCTCAAGCCGAATACGGGTTATTTGCCGAGCAATTTAACAGCTATCTAAAAAATGCAGCGGATGTCGAGGATGTAGCTGATCGTTTAATTGGTCTTAGGGCTTGGCCTAGAAATACCTTCCAATCGATTACATTTGCGCTGCAATCCCCAGAGATTGATAACGCCGACCGAGATGCTTTGCTTAATATTTTTATGGGTCAGCCAGTCAGAATTACCAATCTGCCCCTTAATATTCTAGGTGGGGAATTTACTGGCTTTATTGAGGGCTGGACTTTCAACGCTTCCGTCTCTGGCCTCTCAGTCACCTTCTTAGCTACCCCAACAGAGTTCTCGGCCTTTGCCCAACAATGGGCTCAAGTCAATGCAGCGGAAAGCTGGAATAGTGTTCTAAATACGCTAGAATGGCAAGATGCGATAGGAGTAATAAGCTAATGGCAACAACAACTAACTACGGATGGGACACCCCAGACGATACTGATTTAGTCAAGGATGGCGCTCTAGCAATAAGAACGCTTGGCAGCTCAGTTGATACTTCGGTTAAGTCTTTAAGTCCAGGAACGACTGCTGGGGATATTGATTATTACACTAGCAGCACAGCGAAAGCCAGAGTAGCTATTGGATCTAATGGTCAATTGCTTCGCGTCAATTCTGGTGCTACAGCTCCTGAATGGGCTCTTGGCGTTAATTTACAACTGAACGCTCAGACTGCCACTTATACAGTTGTCTTGGGAGATGCCTTCAAATTAGTAACTATGTCCGTTGCAAGTGCTAATGATTTTCAAATTCCAACTAATGCCAGCGTTGCTTTTCCAGTTGGCACAGTAATTAATGTTATTCAAATCGGTGCAGGGCAAACCACAATAAAGGCTGTCACTTCAGGCACAACTACGATTGCATCAACAGGAGCTAGCGCAATAGCACCTAAGTTAAGAGCTCAGTATTCAGCCGCTTCTTGCATTAAGGTCGCAACCGACACTTGGTATGTTGTAGGAGATATTGCGTAATGAGTTTAATCGGGATTATTGCAAGTCAAAATTATCCGCGCATTATTACCATAACAGCAGATATTTTAGTAGTTGCTGGTGGCGGCGGCGGTGGCGGCGCAGGCGGTGGTGGCGGCGCGGGTGGCTTGTTAGCTTTTGCAAGTCAAAGTTTAACTGGAACTTACAATGTAACAGTTGGCGGCGGTGGTGCTGGTGGCGCTGAAAATGTACAAAGCGGTATAGCTGGAACTACAGGTGTTGATTCACAATTTGGCACTTTAACTTTAGTTAAAGGCGGCGGCGGGGGCGGCGGTCAAGATAACTCTGGACAACAAAACGGTAAAAATGGCGGTTCAGGTGGCGGCGGTTCATCTTTTAGCAGCACAGAAGGAACAGGTGGAAGTGCAACAAGTGGGCAGGGCAATATTGGTGGAGATGGCGATACAGACGGCGCAACTTATAGAACAAATGGTGGAGCAGGTGGCGCAGGCGCGGCAGGTATTACAGGCACTAGCGGCGGATCTGGTAATAGCGGCATAGGTTCATCTGCTTATTCATCTTATGGTTCAGCAACAGGAACGGGCGATAATGTTGGTGGCACTTATTATTATGCTGGTGGCGGTGCATCTGCTGGACACTCAACAGGAATTGCCCCTGCTGGCGGTGGTGGCAATTCACCTACGGCTATTAATACAAACGGCAGTAATGGTGATGCTAATACGGGCGGTGGCGGCGGTGCTGCTTCTTTCTCAACAACAGGCGGCTTCGTATCAGGAAACGGCGGTTCAGGTATTGTAATTCTCAAAACCTCTGGAAATTACACCGCAAGTGCCACAACAGGCTCACCTACTAGAACTGTATCTGGTGGAAATACTTATTATGTCTGGACAGGAAATGGGAGCATAACTACCTAATGGCACATTTTGCAAAATTAGATAAAAACAATTTAGTAATTGCAGTAAATGTAGTTGATAATGCTGCATTAGATAGCAATAATGAAGAAGCAAGCGGTATTGCTTTTCTTACAGAGTGGTCAGGTGGCTACACAAACTGGAAACAGACTTCCTATAATCACAAGTTTAGAAAGCAATATGCAGGCATTGGTTATAGTTATGATTCTGTGGCAGATGTATTTATTGCACCACAGCCTTATCCATCTTGGTCGCTAGATGCTGACTATAATTGGCAAGCGCCAACGCCTAGACCTACAGAGGGCAGATGGTACTGGGATGAGGCAACCCTAAGCTGGATAGAAGCAAATGGCTAGACTATGTGCAGCTGGCGTTCAACTCAGAGAGCAAATCGATGACGATTATCCTGATCGCGATAGGAAGTCTGACGGCTGGATTGCTGATGCTCGTCACCTTGCTAAAGGCAGTTCTGACCATATACCAGTCAATGGAATCGTTAGAGCTATAGATATAGATTCTGACCTATCATCACATAAAGAAGAAGCTTATGCGCTGGTCGAGAAGATTCGTAAGTTAGCCAAGAAAGGCGATAAAAGAATTAAATACATAATCTACGATGGAAAGATTATGAGTCCGATACTGGGTTGGAAACGGCGTAAATATAACGGGGCTAATCCTCATCGGTCACATTTCCATATTTCATTTACAACTTTGGGAGACAAAGACAGCAGTTACTTTGATCTAGAAGGAGACAATAATGAGCGACCTAAAGAAGATGGCCGAAAGCTGGGCAAAGACATTTCTAGCAACAGCCCTAGCGACTTATCTAGCAGTCGGCCTAGATGTCAATGCAATTGCAAATGCAGCTCTAGTGTCAGTCTTGCCTAGCATCATTAACTGGCTTAATCCTAACTACGAGCGTTACGGCAAAGTCCGGTAATGGTTGCAGCTGAATTAGCAACCCTAGTTGCGTCAGTCTTGGGATCAATTGCCCTACTAATTGCTGGCCTTCGCTACATAATTAAATTGGAGAATATTCCAATAGTGTCGCGCCTTGATAAAATGGAGTCTCAGCTAGAATTGGCCCTAGCGAGAGGGGTCAGAAATGGCAACGCGAAAGCGCGTAAGTAAGAAGCCAGTAAAGCGTAAGCGCACTACTAAAGAGACGCCTTTAACAAAGCTTGATTTCTGGGCT